TCTTCCTCTACCTCTTCCTCTACCTTGTTGGATTTATTCCAGAGGTTATTCGATTTATCACGGAGGAAATCGGTATTTATTCCGGTGGAAATATTTTTGCATAGAAAATCCCCTGTGACCTTCACCGACTTTCTTTTCAGACGGGCTACTGCATCAAAGTAGCGCTGCTGAATACCGTGTGAAGTGAGAATTCCGTACTTCTGAAACATGTGGCTGTCAAAAAACTCAACTGAAACCGCCTTTCGAACGGTATCCTCTACTGCACCCTCGCTCACGCCGAATTGCTCAGCCATGAGGAATGCCAGATCGTTATCGTATTTCACGTAATACCCCTCTTCTCGAAAAATATTACAGAGCAACGCGATCAGTATCGGTATTGATTGATTGCCACAGTCCTTTTTTATCTTCCGGACCTTTACGCTTTCAAAGAAATCAACATCCAGTGTGAGATAGTCCAACCCTTGTTTAAGTTGGCGCCCCACGTTATCACCCCCTTTAAAGGTTTATAACGAAATTTACTCATTCCAGCGGATACAGAGTTCCGTCTACATACTCATAGATCCGGATTCCTTTTGCTTTTGCATAACCGTATTCCGCCATGCAGCCGCGGCTCTGTCTCCAGTATCCGGACAAAATCAGAAGAGTGCAGTTGTTGAGAAGTCTAAAATCATACCAGAGAATCTCCGTTTCTTCCAAATCTTTCCCTTCTAAGAATGAATAAGCATGGAGCGGGGAAAGAACTGTCAGGTTGGGATATTTGCTCATTATTTTATAAGCAATATCTCCCGTTTCTTCCACGTTGGATTCCTTAATCTCTCCTGTAAATACTTTCAAATTTTCAACAATTGGAGCGTAGGGATGAGCCAAGTAGGCCATCCCACACTCCATCGTCGGAAGAGAATTGCTCTTAATTTCTTCCATCGTTCAGTACCTCACCCGTTTCTTTATCTACCGTCGGCGGTATCGGATCGAACGGAATTTCTTCGTCCTGCGGCGTTTGTGCTTCCGCGTCAATCGTCACCGTTTCGTCCGGCAAGTCCGTCATGTTTTCCGAAATACTGGTTTTAATTGTTTCGTCTTCTTTGACCTGTTTTGCGAAATCAGATTTTAAAGGCGCGTATTTCAAAACTTTCTTAAGTACGGTCTTCTTTGCCATTTCGTCAAAATCCGTTTGCCATGGTCCATTTTTATATGTTTTAGACTTCGCCCGCGCAAATTGATCTACATCATCCCGGCTCATAACTTCGAATCCTTCTCCGCCGTTTTTCAGCTTGATGACAGCGTAGTATAAGATGACAGGACCCCTGTCTTTCATAGCTGGTACGTGTTTCAGCTTCGGGTTCAACCCAAGCTCGTATTCAAATGTATCGTTTTCGTGCACTTCGTGCGCCTGTATGCTTTGTACTTCACCGCTTCTATAAGCAAGATCAATCAGTCCTTTATATCCAAGCTGGAATTGTACCTGATTACCGTATGGAATCAGGTAGGCCTGCCCGATGGGGGTATTCGGCTCTACACCTAATTGTGCAGCCTGCATCATTGCTCCGAGAAAACTTTCCGGTGTGCATGCCTGCAGCTTTTTATTGCTCGACAGTGCTGTAAATACCATCCGGGTAAACCGTTCCGGTGTAATGACCGATGGCAATGCCTTTTTAATCTCCGGCTCCATTGTCCGAATTAGCCCCTGTAGAGATGGCTTTTTGTTCTCCTGCTGTGTTTTTACGATTCCTTTTGCTGCATTCATTTCTTGTCCTCCTGTTTTAGTTTCATATAATGCGCCCATATCAGGATAGGTTTTCCTGCCGGCGTGTGACCTATTTTTATAAGAGCGGATTCGTTCACCTTATCCGCCAATGTCCCACGAAGTGGAGGGGATTTTAGCCCCCTTTGAATACTGACTTTTGCACCTACCTTAAGGGCTGTAAACTCTTCAATGCTCATCAGTAGACCTTCATCATGCGGCCTGCTTCACCGATTTTGATAAATCCCCTCGCTTTAAGCGCTTCATAGCTGCCGCTGTCTTCTTTTTTAACGCGTGATAAGCTAATAGATTCTCTCGGCTTGGTTGCCTTCCATGTGACTTTTCTGTCACCGAGGTGCCCGACTTCGTTTTCTCCAAGCAGTGCCATTAATTCATTTTTTGCCGCTTGTATGGCCTCTTTTGCCTCATTTTCTTTTGCTTTGGCCAAGTCATATTTTTCAAAAATCCGCAATGCCTCTTCCGGCAGGTCTATCTCTTTCCCGTTCGGCGTATTGTACAGCCCGACAAGCGTGTGAACTGTAGAATCACTGCCGTCTACCGCAGGCATTGTCTGTTCCGTGACATGGTTCCAAAATTCTTTTTCCTGCTCCCTGATGTACTTGATATCATCTTCGTTACGCATGATCTTCTTTACCCGGAAATCGTTGCCGCCGATAAGCGCTCCGATATACCAGTAATCCGCGCCCGTAACTGCCATGTAATGCATGCACTGGCAGTAGTAGCTGTCCGGTACCGTCATATCCTGCAGATCGTCTTTGTCTCCCCACTGTTTACTCATACGCCAGTCTGCCGTCTTGATTTCAAGACCGGCATTCTCTCCGACTATCCAGCGGTCAATATTAGCCAGCATATACGGATAATCGTTATCTCGAAGAGTTCCTCTCCGGCGTACCTTTTTATCTGTAATTTCTTCAAATCTCTGCGCGATCACCGGTTCCATGTGGCTGCCCCACCAGACCCTTTCGTTTTTTGATAGGTCTTCGGGCTGCATCATTCCTGTTTTTTCTGACCAAAGTGTCAATGCTGATTTATACGGATTGAGTCCGAGAATGCTTCCGCAATCCGACCCGCCTAATCCTGTATTTCTTACTTTAAGCCAATCATCATGTGAAGCATCAGCATTCAATATGAGTTCTGCCATTTGTGTATTCCTCCTGTTTTTGTTACAATAGAGGCGGAAATTTACCCATATTTTTCCGCCTGCCGACTGACGCTGCAAACATCAGTCGGCTTTTTCATTGTGTTCAATTTGCAATTCTGCTAAATCGGCAGCTGCTTGATACACTTTTGCAAATTTCGTATCTGTACCGTGTTTTTCTTTCACTAATTCCCTGAACTCTGCAAGTGTCCCAAGGAAACATCCGCATGATACAAATATTTTATTGTTTTTGTTTTTGAAAAATGTTGTAAATCCAAAACGTGAACCAATTATCCCGATCACCATATAATCTGCGTTGCTGTAGACCTCTGCGTTGCCGTAG